TATCCAATTCCAGCATTTGTTAATAGGATTTTATCTACTGAATAAGAATCGCCAACCCTTCTTATAGTTGCTACCGCAGTTGCATTTGCTCCTCCAGTTGGTGCTTCAGTTATTGATATTGTAGGAGTAGATTTATACCCATATCCATCATTATTTAAATATATTTTTCTAATATATCCGGTCCCTATTGATGCCTCTGCAGATGCAGTTGAACCATATCCTATTAGATTTAAAGTTGATATATATCCCTGATCTTGAACCTTTTGATCTATTTCATTAATTGAAGTGTCAATGACTTCATCTTCATATTCGAACAATTCACACTTAAGCTCATAAACGTAAGTTTTTCCCAATTGATAAAAAGGTTGTTCATGTTCTACAAATTTAACTTCAAATAGTCTTCCACCTAATGGAAAATATACTAAATCTCCTTCTCGTGGACGATCAGAAACTTCTATACCATCATCCAACATTTGATTTAAAAATGGAGATATGAAATCATCAAATCTTTCTTTTGATATTATTAAAGTTAACTCATCACGTAAACTCATTCCAAACTTTGTTAATATGTCACCAGCTCCACCATATCCCTCATAACTATTGATATATGCTTCCAATAAAAAAGAATCATCAAATTTTGATGATGATACTTCTTCAAGAACAGTTTCTTTTCTTACAAATTTTCTAGGTATATAAGTTACGTCAATGCCATATATTTTCAATTGTTCATTGATCAAATCTTGAAGTAATCTTTGTTCTCCTGGAGAACCATTTAAGAAAAAAGGATTAAGTGCCATTATCCAATAAAGTCATATGGTGGAAGTTCGTGTTCTAGAGCCATAACCTGCTTAAGGCTTTCTAATTCTTTTTCTGCATCGTCATACATTTCTCTAGCATTAAATTCAATTCCACCTGGCAATTTTACACCTCTAAATTTTAATAAATTTTGTCCCCATTGCTTTTTAATCAATGCTGTCAAATATTTTTTCAAAAAGCTATCATTATAAACTTTTGTAAAATCGTTAGGATTTAAAATTCTATAACAATCTAAAATTACAAAGTTACCTTCTTTCTGAGCACCCCAATCAATATCTAAGTATAATCTATTTTGCCTCTTATTAAATCTTATTTGCTTATCTGTCGTTAGAAGAAAATCAATATCTTCCAAGTAAGATTTAACCATAGCATACTGTAATAATTCTACAGAATTAAAATAATATAAGTCATTTAAAAATAACTGATATTTGATACTAAACATTCCTCCAGAGATGGAACTAGTATCAAATTTAAAAACTTTTTCTACGCCAATTACGGAGTCTGGTATTTGAAGATAGTTTGCACTTTCGTACCAGTTAAAACTTGTTCCCACCGTAGATGTTGCGGTAGTGGTTACTATTCCTGGACCACTAGGAACTGCAGCTTTTCCCCTGTTAATATCATCTTGTGTTATTTTATACTTTAAAAACATCCTTTCAACACCATCAAAATGGCGTTCTTGGAAGTATTGTAGAGCATCGTCTACGAGATCATCTATTTGATCATCGTCCACATTAATTTCTAAAACAGGAGCACCCAAACGCCTTAAGCAATAATCTATAAGTTCTTGCCTTGAAGCTGGTTTCGCCATTAAACTGCCCCTTAATACATATATTTATTATCTGGTAGCCCCTTCTCTTACTAAAACCATTCCCTCAATTACTCGTTTTGTAATTCCGTCATTATCTACAACAACTACGTCGTAAATATATCTTCCGGGTTTTAAGTTTGATGTTTGGGAAGTTGTTAATCCAACTTTAATTTGTCCTAATGATGAATTATATATTTGAGCATTCAGCGAAACATAACTAGAACTTGCAGAATGTTTTCTCATCTGGGAAGAAACATCATATCCACTCAAATTTAAAGCAGAATTTGAAGTAGAGTCTTCTAAATTAAAAATCTCTGAAAAATCAGCATTTTGATTTATGACTAAATTGACTACAAATGATGCTGACATTTATAGAATACCTTAACAATCAAAAATATTTATGTCTATATTAATCCAATATTTTTTATTACCTCTTGCTGCTTGAGGTATAATTTGCAGTATAGTTTGGAAAATATTTTTAGTTCTTCAAAATCTAAAGTATCAATTAATCTTGAATGTTTTTCGTATTCAAATAAAGAATCAATTGAATCTAGTTTAATATCTTCAGGATACATTTTTTCCACTAATAATCTCCTTTAAAAGCATTTTAATTTCATTAATGTCTTCTTTCATTTTATCAATTTCTTCTTTATCTTTTCTTTTTTGCTCTCTCATTCTAATATATTGTGAATGTGCAATTGTATCACAATTTACAATTGCACCACTGTTTTCATCTCTGTAAAGATTCTTGTGTCCTTCTACTGGTATCATATTATGCTAATGCTATTACTCTTAGATCTTTAAATCTGATTCTAGATGATTCATTAACTGAAGACATTACTATTTTAATTGAAAATCCAGTGAATGGTTCTAAATCATCTGCACTAAACTGATATTCTAAAAATTCATTATCAGAACTTTCTCTGACCAAAGCATCTGGCTTACCATTATTTAGATATTGATCAATAATTGCATCACCAAATCCATCACCATCAACATCGCTTAAATTATCATATCCAGGGAAGAGAATATATGATGGATCTATGCCATTAAGATCTGCTCTATAGAGTTTATATAGAACTCTAAAATCTGCACCATATGGTCTGCAGGCAGAAACTAATACTTTCAAGCTACTTGCAGTTTGCTTTAATTCTATCTTGTTAGAAACATAAATTGAACTATGAGGATCTCCGGTCAAAAGATTAACTCTATCATCTGTTGCATAATCTGCAACTGGATTATTAAGTCTATTTCTTCCAAAAACCATATATGCAGTTTGTAAATCAATGACTGGTGATAAATCTGCATTATTTGGAGTTCTTTGCATAGAAATTGAAAGAGATACTGACTTATTTTTTGGTAAACTAGTCAATCTTGTCGTTTCATTTATTTCTGAGCATACCAATCTTGGAGTGCTCAAATAATTTATTGCATTCAATTGAATATTTTCAAATCCCTGATCAATGAATGATATCTCATTTCCACCACAACTAGTTCCACTTACAGATCTTAGCGTTGCTGAAACAGAGGTCTCATTTCCTGGAGTAATTACGTTAAATTGTGGAGTAATAGAACTGTACTGGTGATTTTGAGATATTCTTGCTGAAGGTCCCCCCACAGTTTTGTTATCACTAAAACTTATTTGATTATCCCCACTAGATCTGCTTCCTCTATCAAATTCAATGTAATATTTGTCTAGATCATTTGACGATTTTAGTGTTGGATTTGAAGATGTTGTTGGTAAATCTAAAGTAGTATTGATTCTTCTTAGAGAAACATTTGCAATTTCATATTTTCTAGCAAAATCTCCGGTTAAATGAGATCTTACAATTGTACCATCAACTCCTCTTGCACCAATGGTAAGAGAATTTGAACCAGCATCGGATGAAGTATAGTATATTATCTCATTGTTTAACTTAATATAACCATCCGCTGCGGCAACCCCCTCAAAAGTTGAAAAAGATGTAACACTTGACAAGAATAAAGTTGTATCATTAATTCCAAAATTAGAAGTTAAAGTTACAATTGGAGAATCTGGTTCAATATCAATAATCTTTACCTTATTTCCATCACCGTGCATTCCATGATTATATTGAGTTACTTCAAAAACATTTCCAGCATTCATTGGACTAATTACTGACGAAGATCCTCTAATCGTTACACCGGATAATACATATGCCGAAACGTTATTGTACAGTAAATTAGAGTTTGCTGTAAATTCTTCGCCTTGAACGTTAGTTAGATATAAAGTATCAATACTTCCATTTATTGATGATACTGATATTTGGGCACCTTTACCCTTGGATACGGATGAAGTTGTTATTCCTAAAATATCACCAATACAATATCCATTTCCAGATGATGCAATAGAGACGGTTGATAATGTTCCACCTGCATCAAATGTTAAATCTGCACGAGCTCCACTTCCAGATCCAGATATTGTATATAATGGTACACTTGTAAATGAACCTACAGAATAACCTATTCCAGAATTTGCTATCGATGCTCCTGATGCTGAAAGTTGTAGTGGACCTCCAACTTTTTCAATATATCCATATGGTCCTGGATTACTAATATTTGGACCTTCACTAACTTTTCTTCCAACAGTTAAAATAGAATTCAAAGAACTTGAAGTATTAATTCCAACCTTTAATTTTCTAGGTAAGGATCTTATTGGATTATTTTGTAATCTTTGATCTCCATATGACAATGTTGGATTATAAAATACAGCTTGACCACCTTGTGGTACAAATCTTGCTTTATAGAGTTTGAATTTCAAATCTTGATATTGATTTGGTGTCCAAATCGTTCCATTCTGTGATTTAAACAAGCTGCCACCCAAATATTGTCTTCCTATAACGACACTTTCAACGTCTGGTAAGTTTTGAGTTTCTACAGTTTTACTTCCCATAACACCAGTCCAAACTTGATACCTATCTGTTGTTGGTGCAAGTAAGACAAGAGCGTACTCAGTATCTCCTTGTAAATAAAGTGGAGATGGGAAAGTAAATTTAGTTGCTAAAGATGCATCTTCCGAAACAACAACTTCACTAGATTCTAAAGTAATTCTTGCGTAATCTTGAACTAAAATATCTGTTGGTGTTCCTAATTCTACCGTCCTAATTTCAGCAGTTACTTTTTCTATTGGATCTTTAGTTGCAAAAAACACATCAACTGATGTCAAGAAAAATCCACTACCTGGATCGGTAGCAAACGTTTGCGCTAAAGGATCTCTTCTTTCACATCTTCTATTATTTCTTGATGCATTGTTATTATTATTTGAAGATGCTGCCCTCCTATTATTGGCATTGTTATTATTGTTATTATTATTATTGTTATTATTATTATTGTTATTATTGTTGTTGTTGGATCTATTATTGTTGTTATTATTAGATCCACTGCCCCCGCCAGTGTTTCCACCACCTTCTATAAGTCTTCCACCATTGTTTATTCTTGGTATTACTCTTCTATCCCCTCCAGCTACCGCGTCTCTTCCGCCCAAAGATCTAGGACTACGTTCAGTGACAACATTGACTAGGTTAAGATCTCTTTCTCTAGCTACGAAATCTCTTATTCTATTTCCCTGCCTTGCGCTAATATTACCATTCCCCCCTATATCCAAATTCTCTATTCCTGCAGCTCTCGCCAAATCCCTAATATCTCTATTTCTAGGATTACTACCATAATAAAGACTAACTAATAACTCTTGATTATATTCGCCATAAACAGTTCCTCTACTATTAACTGCTATTGGAGCATTAGAAGCGGGAGATACTTGTGTAGTTGGTGTCTGAGATACTGGTTCTTCTATCGATGATGGTGTTGATGCCGATGTTGGTATGTACTCATAATCAGGATCTATTGGTGTTTCTGGTGGAGGTGGAGGTGAAATTACCTCTTGTCTAACCTGAACTACATTTGAAGTTTGGGTTTGGATTATTCCAGTACTACCAAATGGTCCATACGCAGTACTAGATAATGTAATATCACCTGGTAAAGTTGACGTTCCCGATGAAGTTGAAGATAGTTTAAATAATTTTTGACCTGCTCTATATCTTGATAAAGGTGCTGGATTTCCATTGGGATCTTGTATAAAGAACGATCCTAGAATATCACCTAACTCATCAGAAACTAGTCTGATATTAGAAACTCTTGCACTAGCTCTACTCGTTTGTCCAACTAAAGTAACTTCAGTTGTAACATATCCCCCAAAAGAAGATACAATTTCTTCGGATAAAGATTCGGTATCTATATTTAATAATGTGGATGAAGAAGAATATGTTGAAGAAACTGAACTGTTTCTATCATATGGATTTCTATTATAAATTTTTGTCGGTTGATCATATGGACCAAACTTATGATTTGCTACCGCCAATCTAAAGCTAATAACTCTCCTATCACCAATAAATCCTTCAACTGTTTCTCCTACTGAGAAAGATCCGGAACTCATTGTAATTTCCAATAATTTTGGAATAATATCAATAGAACTTACATCATCTAGTGATGCATAATGTTGAGTAAGTGCCTTTAATGAATCAGCGTGGAATGAATAATTTCTGGATCTTAAGTATGGATCGATTGAAGCATTAATTTGAACACTCTCAACATATTCAGCAATTTCTCCAGTTCCTGTCGATACTACTCTATCGCTGATTTCTTCATTTTCCCTGTAAATATTTCTAATCCAATTATCAGATGCTGGAGATACTTTTATTCTACCAATATACTCAACTACACTAAATGGGTTTACATTTTCTACACTAGAAGCTAAGGGTTGCTCCAACCATCCAGTTTCTACATAATCTAATGTTATAAGATCTCCAGTCTTTTTAACATTTGCATCTAAAAGTGGAATATTCTCTGAAAAATCTAAATCAGAAATATCTGCATAGAGTGGACCTGCAATTTCTGCCTTCAAAGACCAATTATCGGTACAGGAAGACATCTCTTTATTAGTTGTGTCAACGTCAACTTTAACATCTGGATTGTTAAAGTCAATTAGAGATCTTGTCTTAAAATCATCAACAAAAAATCCAGATTTAAATCTAGATAATCCATCAGCATCTTGAACTTGAAGAGACTTAGTATCTAATTCTAAGAGAGATAATGAAGTTAATAGTTCTAAGTTTTCAACCCTATCTTCAAGTTTTCCAATATCCCTCATAGTATATCTTCTATTATCAATTACCTTAATTTTAGCGTCTTCTACATTGTATAAAAATGCAGGTAATTCAACACTAGCAAGATCAATGCAATCCTCAGCATTTAGAGGTAATTTTGGAGTATCTGAGGAAGTTCCAATAATTACAGAAACTTGTCCAAGTTTGTTTAATATAACTCTATCAACTCTGGGCAAATAATAATCATACCCTATTGCAGAAGTTTCATTTGGTTTAACTGCTGTTGTTGCAACAGTATTATCAAATGTCCTTGCATTAAAATTAAATGGGGAAACACCTATACTTGTATATTTCTGAACTCTTGGCCTAAAGTCAAGAGTATCCGAGGATCTTAATCCATCGGGTAAAATAGGAATATCCTTTGCAAATCTATTTGAGTCGTATGAATTTACAGTTACAACGTCGCCTTTGTTATTTGTTAGAATATCAAAATAATTAAATATAATTAAAAGTTCTCTTGACGGTACTAGACTATTTTTCTTTCTGACAATTCTAGAATAATCACAATATTGCTTTCTTTGACCCTTATCTAAAATAAATCTATCAGAGATATTTAAATAATTTCCTCTTTCAAGAGATTGAATCTCCGAAACTATTCCAGACTCTGTAAACCTTACAGTTTCACCTATTTGAAAAACTTTAGAGTTTAAATAAACATATCCAACCTGAGTAGATGAATCTCTAGTTACTAACTGTGCTACTGATCCACTCTTATCTCCTATTATTTGCTCACCCACTATAGATTTTGTATCTAATCCTAGATTTGCTACTATTGTTAATTTATCAAGTGAAGGAGCGTTAGAATCTAATGATTCATAAACTGCAACAATATTGGAAACATCTGGAACATTCAATGATATTTCATAATCCTCTACTCTAGTTCCGTACCACAGACTAGTTGTTAATCCAGTTACTTCAGAGTATGATCCAGAAGATGTGTTAGTAATATTTAATTGTTCACTTCTTACAAATGTTTTTCCTGCATTTTGAACAACAACTTTCCTTAAAGTACAATTTAATGTTACATCTCCACTTTGATTTGGAGATAATCCTGTAATAGTGATAGTTGTTCCATCATTACTTAATAAAAATTGATCCGAAGTTAAATCTTCTACCGATCCATCAGAATAAACTACTGAATATCTATCGGCATCATAGTTTTCAAAAAAGGCATTACTAATTCCAGAACTAGAAGCATTTGCGTTTAAAGTTCCTATACTATTAGTAGATAAAGATCTAATTTGAGAACTTATAGTTATTGATGCTGATGATAAATTAACGGAAGAAATATTCTTATCGAACAGTGGAGAATATAATGATGACTTTGAATCATCTTTTACGTCAGGAACTCCTATTTTAAAGGTAACAGACGTAGTAACACCCGGAAGAGAACCATTACAAACATTTGTAACCGATGGGCAAGTTCCAACGGTCATAGATAAACCATCTGGAGAAACTGAAACTACTCTATTAAAAGTTTCCAGTGATTCTCCCGGAATCTGATATTGAATAATTGTATCACTTCTAATTCCTAAGAAATTTTTACCCGGACAAACTACATTTCCACTTGAAGATACTGTAATTTGATCTGTTATACTAAAATTGTATGGAACTCTTTTTAGTAATACTGCATCAGCAACAAAATCTGTCGATAACTCTCCAGAGCTAATTGTTGTACAATCTTGCCAAACTGATTTTATGTCGTTTATGCTATAATCTTTTATTGAAACTATTGATCTAGAATCTGTTAAAGATTCATTAATATAAAGACTTTCTCCCACAGCAAATTTACCAGAAGTTTGAATTAGGTAAATTTCTTTTCCATTAATAGTATTTACGTGCCCAGAAGCTCCAGTATTAGCACCCCTTACATACGATCCTTGTACTAGATTTGCTGAAGGTAATTCATTAATTATAATCTTCGTGAATGTTTGTATATCAAAAAGATATAAATCCCAAGTTGTTGAATTATTTGAATATGGAGCATCTGTTAGTCCATAATAATATACTCTTGCCTTTCCTATCTCGGTACCAGTTCCATTATTAGTGCTATTAGTTCTTTCATTGTAAAGACTTATAATATTGTTTTGATTTACGATATCAATATATGGAGTCCCAAATACATTATTTACTCTTAAAAGAGATCCCATTTCAAATGGAACCAGAGTATTATCCCTAGTTTTAGTATCTCTTGGTTTAGGTACATCGATCAAAATAGATGATGGAACTACAACATCATATCCTCTAACGTAAGCTTTTCCTGGAGAAACTTTTACGCAAATTTGATCTTCTGAAGGAGTATTATTTGACTGAGTAGTTTCTGTATCTAAATAAACTCCATTATTTGATATCCTATCATTTAAAGATTCTAAGATATCTACATCAAAATTAGTTATAGAATAATCACCAGATTCGTCATAAGTTCTTTGTGCAATATAATCTTTTATGATAGAATACTGCGTCGTATCTTGTATTTTTCTAATCTGACCATTCTGAATTCTTATTATCTCAATAAAATTTTTATCGTCAACATCATTCAATAACTTTTTATCTAAAAATGCTGTTATTTTTAATCTATCTGCACCTGGTGCCGCATAATTAGAAAATCCTCTAGCATTATCATTTAAATTGGAATCATCGTAAGATGTAATAATTTGCTCTTGGATATTTAAACCAACTCTATATGATGTTAAGTTAGTGTATGGGTCTAAAATAATCACAGAGCTAGGAACATCTACAAATGTTCCTCTTATAAAGTAAACACCTTTATCCAAATTAACTGCAGATCCCACATAGGTTGCAACCCCGTTTGAAACAGTAGCTACAGTGCTTCCAAAATTTATAGTTATTCCACTATATGTAATATTTTCTTCTAGGAGAATTAAAGATTCACCAGAAG